CCCCACATGAAGAAATTCTGGAACTGGGCGCGCGATGAAAACACAGGCGAGCGCACCCTTTACCTCTGCGGCGTGATCGCGGAAACCTCGTGGTTCGACGACGACATCACCCCGGCAATGTTCAAGCAAGACCTTCTCTCCGGCGAGGGCGACATCACGGTCTGGATTAATTCGCCCGGCGGCGACTGCCTTGCCGCGAGTCAGATCTATAACATGCTCATGTGCTACAAGGGCAACGTCACCGTGAAGATCGACAGCCTCGCGGCTTCGGCTGCCAGCGTCATCGCTATGGCTGGTACGAAGGTACTCATCAGCCCGACTGGGCTCATGATGATCCACAATCCCGCGTCCGTTGCCATCGGCGACACCGCTGAGATGCGAAAGGCAATCCAGATGCTGGACGAGGTCAAAGAGTCCATCATCAACGCCTACGAAATCCGCACCGGTCTCAGCCGAGCCAAGCTGTCCCACTTGATGGACGGCGAAACTTGGATGAACGCGAACATGGCTATCGAGCTGGGATTCGCGGACGAGCTGCTGTTTACCGGGAGCGATGCCAATGCTGCACTCGCGCCTGACCCCGTGACCGTGGAGGACGGCTACGCATACAGCTGTCGGACCGTGTCCAATAAGCTGCTGGCGCGAATCGCCGCGAAGATGCACAAGGCTGTGGTCAACGAAGCGCCCACACCTCCCGCACCGCTTCAGCCTTTGGAGGAACAGCCTCCCGACCCATCGGCTCCTACCGAATCGGAGGAGACCGTTCCCACTTCCGCACCCGCCACCGTCCCTGCTGAAACACAGCAGATGACTCCGGCGGGTGTTTCTATATCCGCGCTTGAGCGGCGTCTTTCGCTGCTTCGGCCTTATGGCGTAAACCCTGCTACTCATTCCAACAACAACTAATTTTTAGGAGGACAAACACAATGAGTAAAATCACCGAACTGCGCGAACGCCGCGCCAAGCTTTGGAGCGACACCAAGGCTTTTCTCGATGCTCACCAGAAGGACGGCATCCTATCCGCTGAGGACAACGCCACTTACGAGCGCATGGAAAACGACGTGGTCGCGCTCGGTCACGAAGTCGAAAGGCTGGAGCGTCAGGCCACTCTTGACCGTGAACTCGCGTCTCCCGTCGCCGCGCCCTTGACCGCCAAGCCCGAAACCGGCAAGCCCGGCGACACCAAGACGGGTATCGCTTCCGACAGCTATCGTTCTGCTTTCTGGAACGTCGTCCGCTCCCGCTACAGCCCTGAGATCCGCAACGCACTGGAAGAGGGTGTGGATTCTGAAGGCGGCTACCTCGTTCCTGAAACCTACGAGAACCGTCTGCTCGATACCCTCGGCGATTTCAACATCGTGCGTCAGGTGGCGCATGTGTTCCGCACCAGCTCTTCCGCGCACAAGATTCCCCTCGTAGCGACCAAGGGCGAAGCCGCGTGGGTGGACGAGGAAGGCGCGATCCCCGAGTCCGACGACAGCTTCGGCATCACCTCCATCGGCGCGTACAAGGTCGCCACGATGGTCAAGATTTCCGACGAGCTGCTGGCTGACAGCGTGTTCGACCTTGAAAGCTACTTCGCCCGCGAGATCGCGCGTCGTATCGGCACCAAGGAGGAACAGGCGTTCATCATCGGCGACGGCACCGGCAAGCCTGCCGGCATCTTCAACTCCACGCTCGGCGGCGAAACCGGCATCACCACGGCGGGCGCGTCCGCGATCACGGCGGATGAAATCCTCGACCTCTACTACAGCCTCAAGCCCGCCTACCGCGACAAGGCGAACTGGATCATGAACGAGACCACCGTCAAGGCGCTGCGCAAGCTCAAGGATTCCACCGGCAATTACCTGTGGGCTCCTGCGCTCAAGCAGGGCGAAGTGGACACGCTGCTGGGCAAGAAGCTCTACACCAGCGTGTACGCACCCGAAATCGCGGCGGGCAACCGCACGATTGCCTTTGGCGACTACTCCAACTACTGGATCGCCGACCGCCAAGGCGTTTCCATGAAGCGCTTAAACGAACTGTACGCCGTGACCGGGCAGGTGGGCTTCCTCGCCACAAAGCGCGTGGACGGTCGCGTCGTCATGCCCGAGGGCATCAAGCTGCTCGTGCAGCACGCGTAAACAAACCCAAGCCTGAGCCGAATGCCGGGGTGTGATGAGCGCCTCGGCACGGCCCTATTTTGCTCCCTTTCGCGGGGAGCGTTAGGAGGATTCACCATGAGCAATTACAACACCAAGAACTACACCGAGCAGGGCGGCGAAAAGACCGTCATCGGCGGTGAGCTGGTCGTCGAAGAAGCCGGTGCTCTCAATGTGGACGGAGAGATGACGGTCAATGAGGGCGGTTCGCTCGATGTGGACGGCTCTATGACCATCGAAAGCGGCGCGACGCTGGTCATCAAGTCTGGCGCGACCTTCACCAACGAGAACGAGGGCGAGGAAGAAGAAACCGTCAAAGTGCCGTATATGACTCCCAGCACCCAGTCCAGCGCGGCAAATGTCGCTAAGGACTTTAACGGTCTTCTTGCCCTGCTCAAAGCGGTGGGGCTGATGAACACGACCGCGCCGACCATCTCCATCACCGCGCAGCCGGAGGACGCGGCTTGCAATACCAACGGTTCTGTTTCCCTTTCGGTGGCGGCGTCGGTTACCGACGGCAGACCTATCGGCTATCAGTGGTACTCGAACTCGACCGAAACGACCGTGGGTGGCACGAAGGTTACCCCGAACGGTACTGGTACGACGATCAGTCCTCCCACCAACGCGGCGGGCACGATCTACTACTACTGCATCGTTTCGGATGGCAGCGGCGCACTCACCGAATCTGTAGCACCCGTTACGTCGGACATCGTTGCTGTGGTCGTGAGTTAAAGGAGGGCGTAATCCATGACGGTAGATGAACGGCGCATGGCAGTGCTGGCGAAAGTCAAGGCGAATCTGGTGATAGAGCACGGAGCGGACGACAGTATCCTTTCCATGCACGTTCAGGCCGCCATGGACTACGCCGGCAAGTTCCAGCACAAAGACGACGCTTACTACAACACCCACGATATGAGTCCCACGACCACCCAAGCCGTCGTGATGCTCGCTTCCTTCTACTACGAATCGAAGGACGGCGGCACGGGTGGCTTTTTCTCAAGCTCGCCCTCGGCGGCAAAACAGACGAACGACTGCGTGAACAATCTGCTGAGACTGGATAAGGATTGGAAGGTGTAAAAGATGAGCGTGCAACTGAACGATTTCATTGACATCATTGAAAGGCGTGTGGACAAGGACGCGGAGGGGTTTGGGGCTGATACCGACGTTATCTTAGCTTCTGTCCGAGCTGAAAAGTCCTACGCTTCCATGGATGAAAAAGGCGCGAACGACGCGACCTTCGCCGTGCAGACCGCAACCTTCAAGTTCCGGCGCATTCCCAGCCTTCCGATTCACCCTGATATGTTCATCGTAGACGCCGTCGGAAGATACAACATCACGGCTGTTGATGAGATGAGCGGGAGGGGCTTGTATATCGTAGCTACGGCGCGGCTCGTGACGGCATCGGAGGGATGAGAATATGGCAAAAGTGAAAATCGAGTTCCCGGACGATGTGGTCAAGAAGCTCTCCAAGCTGGGAACAAAGACAGACGAGATACTCGAAAAGACCCTCAAGGCGGGCGCGGATGTGGTCAAGCCTGTGTTTCAGAGCAACTTGGCTGGCGCAATCGGCAAAAACACAAAGCGCAAGAGCAAGACTTCCGGCACGCTGGTCGGATCTCTGGGCGTCAGCCCGGTCAAAAACGCCTCGGACGGCTCTGTGGACATCAAGGTCGGTTTTGCCGAGCCGCGTCCCGACGGCAAGCGCAACGCCATGATCGCCGGTATCCTTGAACACGGCCGTTCCGGGCAGCCGGCGCGTCCCTTTATCTCTGCGACCAAGAACGCCGTCAAAGGGCCCGCCACCGAAGCGATGGTGGCTGCGTTCAACAAGGAGGTGGACGGGCTGTGAGTGAACTGACCGGGACAACCGACCTCTCAATTCTCGCTGAGCTGAAGCTCCTTATCCACCGGCTTGCCATTCCCGTCCAGACGGGCGGGTATATGAAAGCTCCGCCCGCCACGTTCCTTGTGCTCATCCCTTTGACGGAGTCTTTTCCCGAACACGCGGACGACGAGCCGCAGCTTAATCAGCCGGAAGTCCGGCTGTCGCTATATACCAAAGGCAGCTACACCGGCCTCGCGGATACGCTGGTGAGAGAACTGCTCAGGTCTGATTTCACGGTGGTAAACCGACAGTATATCGAGTACGAGACCGATACGGGCTATCACCACTACGAAATCGACGTTACCAAGGTGTATCCGTTCATTCTAAACCCCGCTGATTCTTCTGATGAGGAATAGACGGGGCGCAATAAGGAGGATTTATCAATGAGTACAATCGGTCTTGACCGGCTCGTATACGCGCGGATTACGGAAGACGCGGACGGCAACGAAATCTACGGCATTCCCAAAACGCTGGCGAAAGCCATGGACGCGGATTTGTCCATCGAGGTAGCCGAAGCGACGCTCTACGCCGACGATGGCGAAGCGGAGCACATCTCCGAATTCCAATCGGGTAAGCTGACCCTTGGGGTCAACGACATCGGCAGGGTGGCCGCCTGTGAGCTGACCGGCGCAAGCGTGGACGACAACGGCGTTCTCATTTCCGGCGCGGAAGATAACGCCGAGCCTGTCGCCGTGGGTTTCAGGGCGCGCAGGAGCAAAGGGACGTATCGATACTTTTGGTTGTATCGCGTTCTTTTCAAAGTCCCGTCCACGTCTCTGGAGACAAAGGGCGACAATATCTCGTTCAAAACGCCGTCCATCGAGGGTGTGGTCTACCGTCGGCACCGTCTCGACGTGCGCGGCAAGCACCCGTGGAAAGCGGAGGTCACGGAGGGCGACGGCTCCGTCAGCCCGTCCACCATCGCGGGATGGTACAGCGCCGTCTATGAGCCGAACTACGGCGGCGGGGGCATCACCATCAACACTCAGCCCGTGGGTACGGCGGTTACAGCCGGGGCGATTACCGGGACTCTTTCCGTCGTCGCATCCACCAGTGCGGGAAGCCTGACCTATCAGTGGTACAGGAATTCGAGTAATTCTACGTCCGGCGGCACGCTCGTTTCCGGCGCGACGAACGCATCCCTTTCCATTCCGACCGATCTCGCGGCTGGG